CGATCGTCTCCTGCTGATGACAGCCTATCCTGCTCTTATTCACACCCGTTTTGCGCAAAAGCGCATTCTTCCTGAGAAGATGGGTGACCGCATCGTCTTCCGACGCTATGCACGCCTTGCGACTGTACCTGTTCCGCTAAATGACGGTGTCACGCCTCCAGGCGCAGCGCTTTCAGCAACGGACATCCAGGCGCAGGTATCGTTCTACGGTAACTTCGTCATGATCACCAACCAGGTTGAGCTAACTGTCGAGGATCGCGTTCTTAACGAAGCATCTCGCCTGCTTGCTCAGAACCTTGGTCAGACCATGGATGAGGTCACCCGTGACGTGCTTGCTGCGACTTCTTCGGTCCTAGCATGTGCTAACGGTGTCAACGGTAACACTCCAACAGAACTCACTAAGGCAGACATCGACGCTGCAGTACAAACGCTTCTCGGAAACGACGCAGAGATGATCTCTGAAGTTGTTCCTGGACGTGATGCGTTTGGCACAGCTCCCGTTCGCCCAAGTTTCTGGGGTTACATCGACACCGGCTTGCTTGATGACCTAGAAGCTGTTGCAAACTTCATCCACAGCGCCAACTACCCTAACCAGCAAGCAGTCTTGCCGGAAGAGTGGGGTGCTACGGGTAACGTACGTTGGCTATACACTTCTGTTGGCTCTGTTTCCGCAGCTGCTACACCTGTGTATGACAACTTCATCATCGGTAAAGAAGCATATGCCGTTGTTCACCTCGGCAGTGAAACGGGCGAGTTTTACGTGGAGCCTCTTGGTTCTGCTGGTTCTGCCGATCCGCTTCACCAGCGTGGCTCAGTGGGCTGGCAACATCCGTTTGTTGCTCGCATCCTGAACGATGCATTCATGCTCAACCTACAAGCAACGCATAGCTAAGAGGAGAATTAAGCATGGCACAGATTGATATTCAAACATGGACCAACCCAGCATCTGCAGTCGCACGTGACTTTGATGTGGGCTTTGAAGTAGCCGAAGTCATTTCCATAGACATCACCAACGGTGGTTCTTGGCAGTGGATCAAAGGCATGGGTGACGGATACGTCCTAGACGTAGATGCCGGCACCGTCGCAACGTCGAACGGTGTTACTCCCTTAAACGAAGGGGCTATCTTTGGTAGCGCGATCAGCGCATTCACCAATGCAAGCCCTGGCGTCATCACTGTAGCAGACGCCTCCCAAGGCGGCTACGCAGCTGGTGATGTCATCAAAGTGAGTGGTATTGCCGAAAGCGGAAGCGGTACGAGCCTCAACGGCGAGTACACCATCGCGTCTATCTCTGGCAACGCGCTAACCACCGGTACCGACACCACAGCTTACAAAGTTTGGGTGTCTGGTGGTTTTGCAGTTCGCAAACAAGACAGCGCCGGTAATGCTATTCCAATTGAGAACGTTGGCCGTCGTGGCGTAACGCTTGGCACAACTCCGGTTGGAGCTAACGACGCGTCTATGATCGCTATCTTCAAAGGCGAAGAAAACGTGACCTAATTGGCCGAGTGACTCCCTACATTTGGGGAGTCACTCCCTACATTAAGAGGAAAATATGAAGCTACAATTCGACGAGAAAAACTTTAGCAAGCTGCCTATCGTGGGACCTCAACCAAAGAGCGAGAAGGAAGAGAAATTCCTCCGCGAGGTGATCACAATCGAATTCCAGAATCGAGAAGAACCAGGCTTGATGCAGAAGTTTCCCTACGGAGATACGCGTACCAACATGACGCTTGAGCTCTTCCACGGCGGAAAATATCGACTGCCCCGGCATATCGTACGTCATATAGAGTCTCGTGAAAAACCGATTTGGCAGTACCGTCCAGACGGAACAGGTTCTATGAAGAAAGAACAAACGGGCACCGATGGACGCTTTCAGTGCCGACAAGTATTTGGGTAAGCAATGGCTCAGTGGGACTACTCGGAAATTAGACAGAAGGTACGTAACGTCAGTGGTCGCTTGTCTGTCGACGAGTTGACGAATGACGAGCTATTGGACTACGTCAATCGTTACATGCAATACGAGTTTCCTGCTGAGGTCAAGCTCGATAGGAACTACACCTACTACGAGTTCAACACCAGCGCTAACACGGCGACGTATACGCTCTCCGAGGATTACACCAATTTCGATCCGGCAGGATACATCGACAACTTCCGTCTTAATTGGTACTCAGACCCTGACAAGTTTGAGAACGAGAATCCATATAACTTCACTCGCCTCACCCCCTTCACGGGCGATGGAGCCACAGCGGCGTATGCAACCACGCTTACAGGAATCCCGATTCGTCCGGGAACCATGATCGTGGAAGATGCCACTGAGGTCTTTACCGACAACAGTGCAGGCGTCCTAACGGGAAGCGCTGGGGGAACGGGCACCATCAATTACACGACTGGTGCCCTTTCTGTAACATTCAATGCCAACGTAGCCAACGGCCAGGCGGTTAACGTCAGCTATGAAGCTTACACAGCCGGAAGACCGCAGGCTGTATTGTTCTTCAATAACCAGTTCGAGCTGTATCCGATACCGGATAAAGTTTATCGCTTCAAATGCAAGGGCTGGACCACCCTGACCGTGACAACAACGGCGGGTGTACAGCAGCAGCAGTTCGTCAACCCGACAGATAGACCGCTTAAAGATCAGTGGGGTCCTGCCATCGCGTATGGCGCGGCCAGACGTATCCATAGCGACTATGGAGAAATGGATGCTTATGCAGAGGTCAGCGCTCTGTACAAGGAACAGATCAACTACATATTGAAGCGCACACATAATCAGCTGCTCACGACGCGCTCACAACCTATGTTCTAGAGGTAAAAATGGCTTTCGATCCTAGCAAACCAGCGGACGACGAAAAGATTCGCAACCTTGGCACTGTGATCCGTGCTAACTGGCAGGGAATCGAGCAAGCGGAATCAAGTTTTAAGCCGTACGCCCTCAATTTCGTGGATAGAAACACGATTGGCGGCGGCGTCCCGGCTCAACCAGCTAAAATCGCAGGGACTGGACAGCTCTATTCTAAGCAGAACGGTGCGTCTACGAAAGTCGAACTGTTCTATCTAGATAACGCTGGAACCCCCAATGAAGTGCAGCTGACGACTGACGGTGAGCTGGGAGTTACGACGCAGAACGTGCAATTTTTAGCGCTTAACGATGGAACGCGCACCTTTGACAAGGATGACTTTCTGTCAGTCTGGGGTTACATCACATTTGATGCTGGCATAAACATAGTCGCCAACGTTGGAAGCAACTGCACGATCACCAAAGCCAGCAACACTCAAATTGATGTGGCATTTGGTGCCAATTACAACATGTCTAGCGCCAACTACCTGGTGATTCCGTTCATTCAGACCACGGTAGGCGCAGCCAGCGATTCACTATTTGTTGGAAGTAAAACCACGGCCGGTTTCAGCATTACGGTTGGTGCCAGCATGGTGTCTCGAGTCATTAACTTTATCGTCATGGGGTCCATAGCCTAATGGGATATCAGCCGTTTCTGATTGCACCGTTTACGACCGGTCTGGAATTAGACACGGAACCATGGCTACAGCCGGCCGACGCTTTTTCCCAAATTACAAATGGCCACGTGCACCACGGAGTGCTGGAAAAGCGCGGTGGTACGGAAGTCCAGGGCGAGTTTGTCGAGACGATTGCAAACTTGGCCATTACTGGAATCACCCAAGCGGACCCTGGAGTCGTTACGGTTACATCGGCTGCATCTCTGTCCAATGGTCAAAAGGTCCAGATTAACTATGTGACCGGAATGACGGAAGTCAATGGTCAGCAGTACTTAGTAGCCAACGTTACAGCGACCACGTTCGAGCTCACAGATCTAGACGGAAACAATGTAGATACGACCGGTTTTACAGCCTATACGTCAGGTGGTCAGGTAGCAACGTTTCCCGGGGAACGTTTGATGGGCATATGGAACTATGTAGCCAGCGACGGAACCAAAACCACGCTAGCGTTCACCCAGACGAACGTAGCCCGCTACAATGGGACGACCAACGTTTTCGAGCCCTTGGGCGATGCGGCGGGACCCTCGTTTGTTGATGTGATGAGCGGCAGTGTCACCGACTACGTCCACGCCATTAACTGGGCCTCTGGCGCAAGCTCCTTCGCAGCCAACCTTTATAGGCTTTACTTCTGCAACGGAAAAGCCTATAGCGCACCCTCCACTCAGTTCGACGGAATACGATACTATGATGCCTCCGGAAACTATACTACTGCGTTTCGACCGCCCCTTAGCGCAACAAATTTCCTGGACGGCGCTCGTTTTCTGTTTGTATTAGAAGGACGCCTCGTCGCTCTATCCACCATAGAAACAGACAGCGGTGGTCCGACGACCACCACGCACCCTCAGCGTGCGCGCTGGTGCCGCCGCTTTGCACCTGGAACACCCGGAGCATTCGGACAAGAGTGGTATGAAACACCGGGTAATGGCGGAGCAGCTAACGCACCTACTGGCGATCACATCATCAGCGCTCAGCAAGTTGGTAATCAGATCCTCGTCATGTTCACCAACAGCATATGGCGGCTCGCACCCACAAGTGATCCGGCTATTCCTTTCCGATGGTTTAAGATCAACGACACCAAGGCCTGCGGAGGCCGATTCGCTAGTGTAGCATACGATCGGACTGCGATGAGCATCGGCGACCGTGGCATTGTAAGCACTGATACGAGTGAAACACGTCGTGTGGATGAGCGCATAGAGACCTTTGCTCGTGAAGAGGTCAACAATGCTCAGTTCACCAAGGTCTACATGAAGCGCAACTTCGAAGCGCGCCGCATGTATATGCTGTACCCAAATGAAGACGAAACAGATGCGAATGCAGTCCTGGTTTTCGACGAGGAGAGTGGAGCATACTCCATTTATGAGCTAAGCATGAATGTGCTCGGCTACCTGTCCCTGACCGACGACAAACAGTTAAATGAGTTTGCGGCCACGGAAACCCTAGCGAACCAGGGAGATAACACTCTTCTTGATTACTTCTTCGATAATGGGGAAACCTTCGTGGGTGGCGATCGCTCGGGAAACATCGTGCTAATGGACGCTGGTGCGGACGACGACGGAACAAATTACCCCTTTACATTACAGAGTTCCGCGTGGAACCCATTTGTAAACAATGGCTCCAGAGCTCAGATGGGTTATGTGGATGTCTTTGTAGATAGTAACGCAAACGCAACGCTATGTTTTGAATTCTTCAAAGATAATCAGTTTGATCCGTACCGCACGAAAAAGATTGCACTTACGCCTAACGTTCAAGAGCGCACCAAAGTTAGCGCAGTGACCATCAAGACGCCAGCAACCAGCGGTGTCGAGGTGATGGCCGGAGCACATGGCCTGTCCACGGGTGATGAGATCTACATCTATGGCGTAGAAGGCATGACGGAGCTCAATGGTGGCCCATACACGGTCACGGTCGTCGATGTAAACCAGTTTGACATTGCCGTAGATGCTACTGGCTGGACAGCCTACGTCACGAACGGCATCGTCGCTGACCGACCGTTCTATGCCGCCAAGATTTGGAAGCGCATTTATGCCGGCGGTGTTGGTTATCAGCACAAAATCAAAGTCACTGCTGAAAGTGACAATAGCGGAATCAGAATCCACGCCTTCCAACCCTGGTTTCGCTCGCGTGGTAGGAGGCTGACGTGATTCCCTCTTCGATTCAGCTTCCTAACCATGAGTTTGCGTTCCAGGACAAACAGGCCTCCGCCTATATGAAAGAGTTAATCATTAGGCTTGAGGAAATGTATGGCAGCATAGCTGGGAACTTGAACGGCAGCTTCCGTAACGATCAAGATTCATATCAGCCGTTTATCCCGGCTGTGAGAACCAGCAATAATGATGAAGGCACTGTGACCTACGACCACCAAACAGGATGGGTTTGGCGCAGTGGAATCATGACCGACGTATGGTTTGATGTAGAATGGACTGCAGCCAGTGGTACGCCTACTGGAAACCTCATTCTGGATTTACCATACCTCGTGGCCAACTCGGCCAACAAGCCGTTTGTGGGAACGGCACAGGTGGATAACCTGACCTACACAAACAGCTACGTAACTTGTAATGCAACGCCGGACACCAGAGAGCTAACGTTTTGGGGATGCGGGTCAGCAGCCGCAGAAACCCAAGTTGCCTTCGATTCGGTAGCACAGGTGATAGGACATGTCAGATACATCGGACAAAGCGAAGAAAACGAAAACCTTTGATGACCTGCGTTTCATGCGCATCTTCACACCGGACCACGTCCCGCGCTACCTAGTGGAGCAAGTGAAGAACCGTGATTGGGAGGTAGACGACTGGTATGCCTATCAGAAATCCATCTGCTTACACAGTGTGGACGATAACTTACAAATAAACCCTTTAAACCATTTGTACGTCATCGCCGACTCTGACAACTGCATAGCAGGGTTTTTCTGGGGTGAGATCAGCCTACTCGAGCGTGCATTGGTGGTGCAGACTTTCTCCATGGATTCAGCGTTCTGGCACAAGGGTCAAGCGGTCAAGCTGTTAGAGAAACACGCGAAGAAAATCAAAAAAGAAGCTAATCTTAAGAAAATATACTGGGTGACCAACTACCCTAAGCACTCCGAGCGGTATGGGTTCAAGCGCAGCAAATCCATTCTGATGGAGTTAGGAGACGACGATGGGAAAGACACTGATGGGCGGGAGCTCAACCAAGCAGGTGAGCAACCTGACGAAGGAACAGCAGCAGCTGTTCAATGCTCTTCTGGGACAAGCGCAACAGCAAGCGCCGGGAGCTCTAGCGGAGGCGCTGGGAGCGGGGCAAGCGAGCGGCCAGCTGTTTCAACAGGCGTTCGTCGACCCAGCCCTACTTGCTTTGAAGCGTGACATTCTGCCAGCTATCACTGGTTCCACGGCATTCGGTGATATCGGAGACACCGGGCTCCATCAAGCACTCGAGCGTGCTATGACAGACACAGCAACCATGATTGGTTCTCAGGCAGGACAATACAATCTTGCTCAGCAGCAGAGACAGCTGCAAGGATTGCAACTAGCGCAGCAGCTCGCGGGCCAAAAGACGTTTGAAAACGTCATTCAACAGCAGCAGGGAATTCTTGGCCCGCTCCTGCAGGCTGGAGCGACGATCGGGGGAGCGGTCCTTGGCGGACCAATTGGAGCTGGCATTGGCAGCGGCCTTGGCGGTATGCTGGGCGGAGGTGGTTCCTCGATCGCTTCGGCAGCTCAGTCGGCTATTGGCGGCGGCGGTAGCGCGCAAGACATATTAGGCAGATACATCAGTGCGAGGGGTATGTAATGGTTGTAGTATTACCCGATCCTAGCGGTCTTGGCGCAGGAATCACAGGAGCCAGCGGCATCCTGGCCCAAGCGCTCATGCAAAGACAACAGCAACAAGAACAAGCAAGACAGCGCGGCCTTCTAGGCCAGCTGCTCGGTCAGGCAGATCTGCAGCAGCCTGGTGGTCTTCAAGCAATGCTACAGCAGGCTGGGGAGCAAAACCTACCGCTGGACCAAGTGCTTAGTATGGCGCAACAGGTAGCTCCGCGTATGCAACAAGACGCGTTTTTAGCCCGTCAGGGTCCCGATGAGCTTGCTAACCTGCTTCAGCAATTTGGCCTGGAGGAAGAGCGCGCCCAGGCCTACGGTGACATGGCTGCTTTAGCCCCCACCGGCGGACGGACAAAAATCATTGAGGCGGCACTGGAAGAGGTTCAACGAGCGGGTCCTTTGAAAGATCCCAAGCTCAGCGCACAGGCCGGCGAAGGGCCAGACAGTTTTCCTGAAATGGATACGTTTGCAGGCCTCACACCAAAAGAGCGTGTCGGGATGCAGAAAGAGCTGCGCAAGCTCAACAAGCCTGATTTTGATGCAGCCAACAGTAGCCTTAAGGGTGCCCGCCAAGAGAAGGTGCGACTGGATACGCTCGAGCGTCTCAACGAACGCGGCAATCTTCCAGAGGGACTCGGTCGGTGGAACGTGGATATTCAAAAGGGAACGTTAAATTTTCCTGCAGCAGCCAATCAGGACACTCAGACTTACGTGAAGCTGATCAACGACTGGATCAGTGGAGCAAAAGACACGTTTGGTGCCCGAGTCACCAATTTTGAGTTAGGAGTTTTCCTTAGCCGCTTACCTACGCTGGCAAACACGCAAGATGGTCGTACTAATCTTCTTAAGTACATGCAGGGCATCAACCGCATCAACACGTTATACAACGAGAGCCTTAAGGACGTGTACAGCCACTACAAGCTTGGTGGCGTTTCACCGGAAGACGCTCAGATGGTCGCCTACAATCGCGTAGCCGATGAAATAGCGGAAATTGAGCAGTCCTTACCGATGGATTTGGCTCCAGACGCAGAAAACCCTCCAGAAGTTCCCGATGTTGGGGGTACGGTCGAGATGAAGCAAGCAAGAGACACGGCCAGGGCAAAGCTAGCTCCAGGAAATGTCTTGATGGAGCTAAATGGAAAGCTGGTGCAGGTGCCTCCCAATCTCGTTGAACAAGCCATACAAAACGGATACCGCCAAGTATGAATAACGATGATCTGCCCACATTTGGTGATGATGAGCTTCCTGTCCTAACAGAGGAAATGCTGCAGCAGCCCCTGGGTGTCTTGGGAACGGCCAAAAAGTACCTTATTGATGAGCCAGAGCGTCTCAAGCGGCAGGCTTTGTCGCGCGGATTTGAAGGAGCGGTGGGCGTTTTCGGAGATTTAGAGGATTTAGCCAACTCCCTTTTAGAGGGGGCCATTGGATACGCCACAGGCACGGATGTATCAGGCACTATGGAAAGCATGGGGCAACAGTCTGGAGTTCGCTTTCCCAGGACCGGCGAGCTGCGCCAAGCGATTGGCCAGGCCACGGATTTTGCCTATGAGCCAGAGTCTGGTATCGAAGAGTTTGCCGGTAACGTCATGGAAGACTTAGGTGCCCTGGTTAGCACGTCTGCCACCATGGGCGGTGCCGGCAAAGTTCCATTTGCCAAAACCATTGGACAGTTGGCTGTAGCTAACGCTGGTAAGCAAGCGGTCAAAGAACTGGGCGGTTCAGAAGCTCAGCAGGATTTGGCAAAGATTGGTCTGTTGGTGATGGGGGGTCTGGCCAGCGCAAAGGGTCTCGGTAAGCATCGCAACAACCTGTATTCTCGTGCTCGAGAAGCCATTAGCCCAGACGCGACTACAAGCACGCGTACTATTTCCCAAGAACTAGCCTCCGTGGAAAAAGAGCTGGCCAAAGGTGTGGCTACAGACGCAAAGCGCGATAGTTTAAGAATCATCGAGGAGTTTCGCCCTAAAATTCAGGGCGGCGAAGTCAAGGTTGAGGAGCTATGGGAGCTTCACAAAGACATCAATGAAATGATGCGAAAGCCAGGACTGAGTAACAGAGCTAGAGGCTTTCTCCAGCAAACAAAAAACGGTGTCACGAAGAGCCTAGAAGAGTACGGTAAGACGAACGCTTCGTTTGCTGAAGCCCTGAAGGAAGCAAACCAAATTCATGCGGGATTGGCGATATCGGATAAGGTTCAGGGCTTTGCACGCAGCAATCTCAGCCCGAAGTCTATGCCATATGTATATGCTACTCTTGGTATGGGAGCCATGATGGATCCGGCAGCTGCCGCAAAAGTGGCTGGAGGAGCATTAGCTGCCAGCGGTGCCGCGTATGGTATCGAGCTGTCTCGACGCATAGCCACCAATCCCGCCATGCGCCGTTATTATGGCAATGTCATAAAGCACGCAATGGATGGCAACCGCACAGCGTTTTTGCGTAGCGCCAATCAGCTAAACAAGGCTCTGAAGAAAGACCTTGAAAATGAGCCTTTAGAAGAATTTCAGGGTGACGTTACCTTGGATGATGGAACAACCATCTCACGAACTCTCATCGATGAGATCTTGAGAAGATAATTGGAGTAAACCAATGCCCGTAGACAAGAATGATCGTGCCTATACTGGCCGTGTTATTGGTTCGGAGAAAGTAGCCGGACTGTGCCAATTCGCTAACGCTTCAGAAGCAGCGGCGGGTTTCCGTAAAGATCGTGCACTCGCAGCTAACCGTCTAGCCAATGCACTTGGTGATCCCAAGCGCATGTTCGACAGTTTCAACGTTGAGCCTCTCTCAGCGGCTGTCGGTGGTGGTGCGGCTACCGGTACCGCTGGAGATGAAAACATCCTATACTCTGGTGCCAACGCCTATGAGTACAGCCCTAAGGGCACTCAGACGATCCTGGCTCCTAAGCTTGGTGCAGCTGGACTCGACATCAACATGGACCAGACTGACAACGACGGCGTCGAGATTGTCCCTGGTTCCAACAGCTTGATCGGTCGCTATGCTAAGACCATTGGGACTGACGCAAGCTTTGAGTTTCGTGTCAGCCTAAGCATTGCTGATGTTTCCGGAACAGACGACTGCTTGATTGGATTCCGTAAAGTCCAGGCATATCAAGCCAACGTTGATGACTATACGGACATGGCAGCGTTCAACATTGAGTCTGGCGACATTAAGATTGAAACCATCCTCAATAATGCCGCCACCTCAACAACGGACACAACGCAAAACCTTGCCGACGGCGGCAGTGTTGAGCTTAAGGTTCGTGTACTGAATAATGGTGCCTGTGAGTTCTTCATTGACGGAGCAGCTCCAACCGTAACGGCTGCATTCACCTTTGATAGTGGTGACGTTGTCATTCCGTTTATTTTCTTCCTGAACGCATCCGACGTGGCTGGCGCTGTTCAGCTACTCGAGCTGGAAGTCGGACGCGTGCTTTAAACTGGCTTGCCCTGGCCGCATCTGTGCGACCAGGGTCTATCTATAAGGTAAGAAATCATGGCAAAAATTGCCCCGTTTGCATTGAAAGAAAAGGCTTTTGGTTCAATCACTGCCAGCTATACGGCAATTGGTACGGCCCTTAGCAGTTCACCCCGAGTGCTATTCATACGCAATCAGACAGATGCCACGCTCTATATCAGCTTCGATGGAACAAATGACCATCATAAACTAGCCTCCAATGCAGGGGTGGCAGTTGACTGCGCCACCAACAAGGCTGACACCGAGAACATTAGCCTCATAGAAAATGGCCTGACCTTGCGTGTTAAACACGCGGGATCAGCTCCAACGTCCGGTGAGGTTGTTGTGGAGGGGTATTCATGAGTTCAACCTATATACAGGGCGGTGGCGGCGGTAGTAGCTTGCCTAGCACGTCCGGCATATTGGCTGGCGGTCAGTTGATCAACGGGTTTAGCGGAGCCGAGTGGTTCGATCCTCGTAAACACCTGATTATGTATGACGACTTCGGCACCGGACGCAATCAGTCGTGGCTGAGTTGGGATGCAGACAACAACGGGGGCACGGTACGCGGAAACGAGCTGGGTGTCGCGACAAATCCAGGATTTTTGCAGCTAGAGACAGACAGCAGTACATCAGCCGGACCGTATATTTACCTGGGTGAATTTGGGGGCTATGGCCCGTTTATCCTGGGTGGCGGACGCATGTACTTTCATTGGATCATTAAGCTCAGTGCTCTAAGCGACGGCACAGACACGTACAGCGTTGAGGTCGGTATCGGAGACACGCAGGGCGTACAGACGAACAGCGGCGTATGGATGAGCTATAGCCACGGCGCAAACTCTGGCAATTGGGTTGCCAACACCTCCGACGGCGGCACTGCTTCCGCGGGGAACAGTAGCACAGCGGCCACTACCGACTGGACAATAATCGGCTTCGATATCAATGCCGCAGCGTCGTCCGTTAGCTTTTACGTCGATGGCACAGAAATCGCTAACTCACCCATCGCAACAAACATCCCAACCAGTGACAATCTAGCGCCGTTCGCTATAATCAAAAAAAGTGCAGGAACTTCCGAACGTGAGCTCTGGCTAGATCAGTTTTATCTATTTCAGGAGTTAACGACTCAGAGGTAATATGGCATATCAAAAGCTTCGACCGGATGAATACGCGGCGCTTCCGTGGGAAGCTAAAATTCGATTTAACAATTTTGGCGAGCGCTGGATCGGCACGCGTAAATTCGGTTACAACGAAAACGTTGGCACGTCCTTTGAAGATGTGTGGGTGGTGGGGGGAAATATTTCGTTTCTAAGCGCTGCAGACACCATGGATGTTGTTAGTGACGACGCAGCAGATACTAATTCAGCGGGAACGGGCTTGCGCAAAGTTCGCCTACAGGGGCTCGACGGAGACTACAATTTTGTCGACGAGGTGGTAGACCTAGCAGGTACCACGCCCGTGACAACAACGAATAGTTTCATCCGCGTATTCAGAGCGTTTAGCGTCGAGACCGGCAGCGGAGAGGTGAATGCTGGCGTCATTTCAATTACGGACACCACAGGCGGCTCAGATCAAGCGCAAATACTGGCTGGCGACGGCCAGACCCTACAGGCTATATATACCACTCGCGCCGGGTACTACGGCTATGTGACCGGCGTGGCTATCGGAATCGGCGGCGACGATGTTGCGATAACTCAACTAAGAACACGAGCCCCAACGGAAGGTTTCCGTGTCCGAGATCAGTCAAATATTGCTGCTGGTGGCATAAGCCAAATTTCACTAGCGCAGTGGTGCGGCGGCATTTTGGTTCCACCCAAAACAGACATTATTGTGCGCTCCAAAAAAATTGGTTCAGGCGGAACAACCAGCGTGTCAGCGGCGTTTAGCGTATTTGAAATTAGAGAAGAGGAAGTCAACGTATGACAAATCGAGCTGGGCAAAATCGTCCGTTCAAATTCGGTGCCAATGACCGCAGAGAATTCATTGTGCAAAACAGCGAAGTCGCTTTGCGTCTCGTAAACGACGCTAGTGGCAACCCTATATACATAGGCAGGGCAAAGGTCGGTGTGTTAGATTCTGAGCAAAAATGGCAGATAGCTAATCTGGCATATGACGCTAACGGAAACCCCATCTCGCAAATCTGGCCTCAAAATGACCTCAACAACGCTAGTGCAGAGTACGAATTTATTTGGAACAATGCTACTGCCGTAAGCGTTTCAGACATTACCCAGGCAAACCCTGGCGTTGTGACCACCTCTACTGCACATGGTTTTAGCAACGGCGATACCGTCTATTTCCTTAGCGTTGGAGGCATGACGGAAGTAAACTGGGACAGCACCACAGCCAAACTTTACAAGGTTGCTAATGCAACAGCGACTACCTTTGAGTTGACCGATCTGGACGACGCAAATGTGGACACCACCGGATTTACGGCATACACTTCGGGTGGAACAGTGCAAGTGCCATCCTGGGCCAACTACACGTATAGCTAGGAGCTTCGATGGCTTACAAGTATAACCCTTTCACGGGCACACTAGATCGAGTCGGCGTAAGCGCAGGCGGAAGTGGGATTAGCGGTACACTCACTGCCAACGGAGCGGTATATGCGACTGGCGTATCCACTATCACCAGCACGGCAGCATTGACAGATGGGCAGCTGCTCATAGGGGATACCGGCAGCAATCCAGTAGCTGGAACTCTCACTCAACCCGCATCCGGCATCACGATCACAAATGGGGCTGGTTCCATTACATTTGCTCTCGCAGATGATCTTGCAGGGCTAGAAGGCCTGACGGGCACAGGTGTGGTGACCCGAACATCGGCTAACAGTTATGCTACAAGTTCGATAGCTAATAATCAGGTGTTAATTGGCGACAGCGGAAATGTCGTTCAACAGGTAGGTCTCTCGAATGGAGAACTGTTGATCGGAGACACGGGAGGAACCCCCGTTGGCGCGACACTGACAGCGGGTGCGGGCATATCCATAACGAATGGAGCCGGTAGTATCACAGTGGCCTCTTCGGGGGGAGGGCTATCGTGGACAGAGGTAACGGGTACATCGCAATCGATGGCCGTCGGCAACGGTTACATCGCTAACAACGCTGCGCAGGTAACCTTGACACTGCCGGCGTCAGCAGCGGTTGGAGATGTAGTGCGCGTGGCTGGTAAGGGCGCCGGTGGCTGGAAGATAGCACAGAACGCTAGCCAGACTATTCGAATTCTGGGATCGACTACGACATCCGGCGTGACAGGGCAAATTGTTCCGGACGAAGACATTGCTGCAATCGAGCTTGTGTGCACGACTGCCAATAACCAATGGACCGCCATCTCGATGATGGGCAACTACACGGTGACTTGATGACGGTAAATGGCTGGGGATCAGACGAGCCGGTAGCAGAGGCAAACGGTGGAACGGCGACCGCAACCGCGGCAACGGGCGACATCATTTACGCGTCAGCTGCCAATACCCTGGCTAAGTTAGCAGCTGGTACCAACGGTCACGTACTCACTGTAGCCACGGACGTACCCAACTGGGAGGCTGCATCTGGAGGTTCTCCCGGGTGGACCTTTCTGGCATCCTCCACCGCATCAGCATCAGCAAGCATTTCGTTCGACAGCACATACATCACCTCAACGTACGACATGTATATGATTATCATTGCGAATGTCGGTCTTGCGAATCAGACGCAGCTTCTTTTAAGGGTGAGTCCGGATAATGGAAGCACCATACGCACAACAGGCTATGATGGCCGTACATTCGATCATAAGTCCGCATCCACAACAAGCGTGACAACATATCTTGGCATCAATCGAGAGGACTGGGAAAACGCAGCCGGTGATAGGGACGGTATTTCCTGGGTGCAGTTTTCTAAGCCAACTTCCTCAACCGACAAGACTGCGGCCTTTGTCTGGACGGGATTCAAAGCTAACGACGGAAACGAGGTAGGTAGGGCGATGGGCTGCTATGACTCTGACGAAGCGCATAACTATATTCAGTTCACCGCTTCCACCGGAAATATCGCTAACGGAACGTTTTACCTGTATGGACTCAACACACCATGACGATTAATAATTGGGGATCAGACGATCCGATAGAGGCAACCAAAGGGGGTACTGCACAGAGTACATACTCGAAAGGAGATATTCTCTATGCCTCGGCCTCTAATACACTGAGTAAATTGGCAATCGGATCGGACAATCACGTGTTAACCCTGGCGTCGGGAAGTCCATCTTGGGCAGCAGCGGCGGGTGGTAGCGGTGGCTGGGTTCCTCTAGTGGCATTTACGGCCTCCAGTTCAGCTAACATCAACTTCGATAGCACCTACATTACGTCTACCTATGACGTTTACGTGATAGAAATCTTCAATATGAAGCCAGCTAGCAACATGGATTTCGAGTTGGAGGTTTCCCCTGACAACGGAAGCACCATGCGGACGGCGGGCTACGCTAGCGAATGCTTCCGTGGTGCCTCAAGTACAACGGTAACGAATACGGGAGCCATTCAGCTTACGTCATCTGATGTAGAAAGCGACACCAGCACCGGACATGGGATATTCACGATTTATATCGCTAATGCATCTGATTCCGGGGTCAAAACATGTGTATTTTCGATGGGCGGTTACTGGAGTATCGAGGGTTCGGCAGCTGAACAGTGCGTGACCACATTCGGGTTATACGACACTGCTGAAACCCATAATTACATCCGCATCCAGGCTGATACGGGAAATTTGAACGAAGGTGAATTCCACCTCTACGGACTGGCAAAGTCATGACAATAAACAGCTGGGGATCAGATGAGCCGGTAGAGGCAACGAAGGGAGGTACCGGCCAAAGTACCTATGCCACCGGGGATATCCTCTATGCCAGCGGTGCAAACACCTGGTCGAAGCTAGCAGCTGGTACAGACGGGCACGTACTTACTCTTGCAGCAGGGGTTCCATCATGGGCGGCGGCGTCTGGAGGAGGTGGGGCGTGGGTGTTTCTGAATGCACAAACGGCGTCGAACTCCTCGTCTATCAATTTCGATAGAACTTACATCACGTCTACCTACGACGTCTACGCAATCATATGGCACAACTATCAGCCAGTCAGTGACTCAGACATTCTCCTGCGCTTCAGCCCTGATAACGGCAGCACCATCCGAAGCAGCGGATATGACTCCGAAGCCTATGATGAGGGTGGCACCACCTCATCGGCAGACACTACGGCGATAAGAGCAACTAGAGCTGATGTGGGCGGATCCACTGATGAGGGCCATGGGATATTGATATACTACGTGGCTTTCCCTGCCTCAGCTAGCATCAAGACGCAGGGATCGGCTGTCTCAGGATACTATGACAGCGCAAATGCCATAGCGAACGGCAGTGGCTACGGAAAATATGACACGGCAGAAACGCATAATTATTTCAGGTTTCTTGCCTCAACAGGCAATATAGATACCGGCACAGTTTACTTATACGGGTTGGCAAAATCATGAGTGACGAACCTACACACAAGATGGTTAACGGTGTACGCATCGAGCTCACCGAGGAAGAAAAGGCCCAGATCAAGGCGGATTGGGCTGAAGGGCGCAAGCGCCAAGAGGCTAAGCGTGCAGAGCACGAAAAACGCAAAGAGCAGCGCCAAAAGCTGCTTGAGCGCTTAGGAATCACCGAAGAAGAAGCGCAACTGCTTAGGGGGCTATAATGTCACAAAATGACCTCATAGGAACCCCATACGAGAAACCGACGCGCTATGTGGGACCGCAATCCGATCTTGTCCCCGTTCGCGGTTTCCCCCGCATCCCGCTAACTACTGACAAAAAGTATCCATTAGCCCAGTTCGCACTGATCACTAAAAATCCCAGCACTGGCACGCAGGGTGACCTTTACTACCTCAAGCGCTTTGAGAGTAATGGGGATGCCACCTGGGTGAAGCTCAATGCAGCTGGCTCCGGTAATGGTCTGCAGACACTGACCACGGATAGTGGCACAGCGACGATCGATGTTAGCGACAACATCAATCTTTTGGGGGCTAGTGCTCAGGGAGTCAGTACATCCGCCAGCGGTGCCGACGCCACGATCACTGTGGCCGACGCTACAACCAGCAGCAAAGGAGTCATTCAGGCCGATGGCAATGATTTTGTCGTTTCCTCTGGCACGTTGAGCCTGGCCAATGACTTCTTGGACGGTGACATCACCTTCAATGCGGATAGCGGGAG